CAGAAGTTTGCTAACGAGCAAGTTGGTAGAAGACGAAGAGATGACTACACTGATGGCGCTGTTCGTATTCCAGTAACCTCGGCAAACCCATAGGAGATTAAAGCATGGCAATAACATCGGCAATTTGTAATAGTTTTAAACAAGAAATTTTAGTTGGAACACACAACTTTACTGCTTCTAGTGGGCATACTTTTAAAATAGCATTATTTACTAGCTCTGCATCTTTAGGCGCTGGCACAACTGCTTATTCAACATCAAACGAAATTTCAAATACATCTGGGTCCGCATACTCTGCGGGTGGTGCAACATTAACAAGTGTTACACCGACATTAGATTCTTCAACTGCAGTATGTGATTTTTCTGATGTTAGTTTTACATCAGCATCTTTTACAGCTAATGGTGCATTAATTTATAATTCTTCTCAATCTGACAAAGCTGTTGCCGTTATAGCTTTTGGAAGTGATAAAACTGTAACAAGCGGAACTTTTACAATACAATTCCCAGCGGCAGACGCATCTAACGCTATTATTAGGATAGCATAAGGAGGGACTCCTTATGTCAGAGACATCAATCTGGGGTGGAGATGATCCTCGAGTAGCGTGGAATGAAAACTCATGGCAGTCTAATCAATTAACTGTTCAATTAACTGGTGTATCTGCATCTACTTCAGTTGGAGCAGTAAAATCTTTCCCTGAACAAGGTTGGGGTTCTGATAGTTGGGGTTTTGAAAACTGGGGTGAAAGTAGTTTAGATGTAGAAGTTACAACAGCAGGTGTTGCAACAACAGCAATTGGTTCTGTAACTGTTTCAGCAGAAATAAATTCAGGTTGGGGTAGACAACCTTGGAATGCTAACTCTTGGGGTATTCAAGGAACTGTATTACTTGATGGTCAATCGGCGACAACATCGGTTGGATCAATATCTCCCGCTGATGTTATGGGAGTCACTGGAGTTTCTGCAACATCAAGTGTTGGAACACCTACTATAATTGGTGATGTTTCACTTACATTAACAGGGATTTCTGCAACTTCATCAGTCGGTTCATTATCTCCAGCAGATGTAATAGGTGTAACTGGACGAGCTACTACCTCTTCGGTTGGATCAATATCTCCAGCAGATGTAATGGGAGTTACTGGTGTTTCTGCAACATCTTCTCTTGGTGATGTAGTTATAACATCAAATCCTTTAATAGAAGTAACTGGTTTTTCGATAACCTCAAGTGTTGGATCAATATCTCCTGCTGATGTGATGGGATTAACAGGAGTTTCAGCAACCTCTTCTATTGGATCTTTAAGTCCACCAGTTGTTATGGGATTAACAGGTCAATCTGTTACAGCCTCTGTTGCTACTTTTGGATCTGCGACAGGTTTTGGAATTCAAGGATATTCAGACGTTGACACAGGTTCAAATTCTTCGTATACAGATGTTGCAACTGGATCAAATACAAGTTATAGTGACGCTGCATAGGAGATAAAATATGGCATCAACATTTAGCCCTTTGGGTATAGAACTTCAAGCAACTGGTGAAAATGCCGGTACATGGGGAACAAAAACTAATACAAATTTACAATTAGTAGAACAATTAGCGGGTGGATTTACACAACAAGCAGTATCTGATTCTGGAGATACAACTCTTTCAGTGTCTGATGGAGCGACTGGTGCAACTCTTGCACACAGAGTTATAGAATTTACAGGAACAATATCAGCATCAAGAAATGTTACGATACCTTTAGACGTACAACAACTTTATTTGTTAAAAAATTCAACATCAGGATCTCAAAATGTTGTATTTAAATATGCATCTGGATCAGGTAGTTCTGCAACAATAGCAAATGGTAAAACTATATTAGCTTTTGCAAGAGCGGATGATGGGACAAATCCAAACATAACTGCAGTAGAATTTGGTGGAGATGTTGTTGATGATACCTCACCACAACTAGGTGGTAATCTAGATGTTAATGGAAATACATTAATATCTACATCTAATGCAGATATTTCTTTAGTGCCAAATGGCACAGGAGATGTAGTTTTAAGCGCAGACACAGTTCAAGTTGGAGATGCTGGAGCAGCAGCTAAAATAGTTTCAAATGGTGCAGGTGCACTTACAGTAACAACAGGTGGTGCAGCTGATTTAATTTTAAACACTAATGAGGGCACAAATTCTGGAAGCGTCACTATTACTGATAATTCAAATGGGGATATAACGATAGCTCCAGATGGCTCTGGTAGGGCAAAAGTAACAAATGCTACTGGAACAAGCTCAACACAAACAATAACTACTGATGGAAAAGGTATTGTCTTTTCCATGGTTTTCGGATATTAATCTAGAAGGAGAATAAAAAATGGCAACACCGAATCTTGTAAATATAGCAACGATCACACCTAAAAATGCTATGGGTAGTTTATCTGATACAAATAGAACTACTATGATTGATGTCCCTGCAGAAACTGCAGTAAGAATTGATTCGATATTATTAGCAAACATTGATGGAACTAACGCTGTTGATGCAACAGTAGAGATTAGTAATGACAATGGTTCAACTTATTTTGCAATCGCAAGCACAATCTCTGTGCCTGCAGATTCAACTTTAGATTTAATTGCAAGACCTATCTACTTAGATGAAACAGATATAATCGCTGTTACAGCTGGTGCTGCTAACGATTTAGCTTTTCACGTTTCTTATGTGGAGATGGTTGATTAATAAATTTTAAGGAGGAAAGAAAATAATGCCAAGAATTATAAAATCAGCAAAAGGAACTTTTAACTCAGCAACTGTGACTGTAGACTCATCAGGAAGAGTCATAGCTGGTGAATCTGGATCAGGCGGAGCAGTTATGACTCCAAAACTTTATGCAACAGGACCTGCTTCAGGAACATACAATTCAAACGGAAATCAAATAATTGCTTACGCTGCTTCGGGAGGAGGCGGTGGAGGTGGGACATCTAGAGGCCCGAATAACCCAAACGCAGATAACCCATCTGGAAGAGCCGGAGCTGGAGGTTTTGGAGTTGTAGGAATATTTACATCAGACATTACCCCTCCTTTTTCACAACCTTACGCTGTAGGTGCACCAGGAACTGCTGGTAGTAATTCTACCGGTAACTCATCCACTAGTGGTGGTGCAGGTGGAACAACCAGTATAGCAAATTTATTTTCTCTAAACGGAGGAAATGGAGGAAACAGAAGTATCACAACATCAGGTGGAAACCCTGGAAATCCAGGAACTATTGGAAGTGGAACATTTATTGCACAGGTAACAACTTTAAATGCTTCTAATCAACGTGCTGGAGGAAGTTCTCCAACATCTGATCTTTCCGTAGGTCAAATTGGAAATCCTGGTGATATCAGCACACAAAGAGAAGGTTTTATGTTTTCTGCAAATGTTTTTGGTACTGGTGGTATTGGTGCTCACCAATTCCCAGGATCAACAACACAAGTCGGTTCTCAATCAGGAAAGAAAGGTGCATTATTAGTTTTTGATAATGGAAGTTAATAATTAAAATGGCAAAATATATACTTTTTAAAGACACTTTATTTTACCGATTAGCTTCTAATGAGGCCACAAAAGATCATTGGATGGCATCACCAACTATATATGCAGAAGAGGTTAGTGATGACGATTTTCATAAGGTTGCTCGTTATTTAAAATACGTTACTTATAATCCTGATACACGAGAGATCTCTTATGAGGATAAAGTTGTACCAGCAATAACAGATCCAGTGGTTGCAAAAGATATATTATCATCAAGAGTAGATGAGTTAATAGCTGCTTTTAGAGACAAGGCACAAGAACATATTAATACAGATCCTAAAGTTCAAGGTATGATTACATTTTTAGAGGGTATAGATAGAGATGGAGTAGAGTCTTTTCCAGAAAATTTTTCAGTAGACGATTATATTTATAATCTCCCTGGTTGTCCTGAATTGTATACTGAAGAAATGTATTATTAGTTTACTTTTTTTAGAAAGTAATATATATTTAAGTTATGAAATTAGAAAGTTATATTAAGGTATATGATAATGTTATATCTCCAAAAATCATAAGTTCTATTATCAAATATTCAATAACTCAAAATTTTAAACAAGCCGGAGTTGGTGATAATATTATAAATAAAAATAAAAGAGATGTGAAGGCATATTCTTTAATGGATTGGGACTGTGGCTCTAAAACCAAAATACACTGGTGTAATTATATAATGTCTGTCATCAGAGATCATTATGGTTATTATGAAAAAGAATTTGCTAACAGTTATGGAGTATGTTTAAATTCTATAAAAACTTTAGAAGTTTTAAAATATGAAATTGGTGGTCATTATAAACCACACATAGATCATTTTGAAGGATTTCCTAGAGTTTTATCTGCTATATTATTATTAAACGATGATTATGAAGGTGGTGAATTAGAATTTTATAATCCAACAACATCAAAACTTTCTGTAAAAGTAGAATCACAATCAGGTAGATTAATAATTTGGCCAAGTAGTTTTTTATATCCACACGGGGTAAAACCAATTACAAAAGGAACGAGGTATTCGATAATATCATGGGCATCATAAGAAAAAATTTTAGATATAAATTAATAAAAAATTTTCTTTCAAAAAAAGAACTTGAGATAGGTTCACATTATTTTCATTTAATGCACAAAAGAAATGAAACTAATTTTGACCAGATACAGGGCAGTAACTGTGACTCTATATTTAGAAATGATTGTTTTACAGATGCTCTTTTAGTACAAAAGAAAAAAATAATGGAAAAAGAAACAGGTTTAAAACTTTTTCCAACTTATGGATTTACAAGGTTTTATACTTATAATTCTGACTTAGAAAAACATAAAGATAGACCATCTTGTGAGATATCCGTTTCTGCTATGTGGGATAGTGATGGCACTGAGTGGCCTTTATATATTGAAGGGAAAGCTATTGAAATGAATAAAGGAGATGCTGTAATTTATCTTGGATGTGAAGATGAACATTGGAGAGAGGTTTTTAAAGGAGATTATCATTTACAAACTTTTTTTCATTATGTTGACCAAA